CCATTGCATCATATCCACAGGTTGGGTAGCGAACCCGAAGGTTACCAAATAAGATACCCATTGAACGGTGGAGTCGATTGTGCTCTAAGTGGCTTACCAATCAACTTTATCAGCAATACAGGAAACTAATATTTCAACCCCTTTAACAATCCTCATTCAGTTTATCAAATATCGGTGAATAAATTTCACCGAACTGTTCATCATGGTTACGGAATAACTGTTCTATTGTTACTATGTCTTCGTCCATTATTCCAAACCTCTCATAGAGGAATCGTTTGCAACTGTCATAATTATCATGCTCTTCCAATGTTATACGACTATCAGCACCATATTCACTGATATTAAGATTACGCAACAATTTGGGTAAGTTCTCCAACTCTCTCTACAGACTGAAATTTACCTTATCTCTGATCTATCCGGAAACACGTAACAGCATTAATCCGTATTCTTCAAAGATTGGTAAACCTCGAGCCCATGAAAGAATGCATAATCCATTCGCATAGCACAACTCCTTAAGATAGTTTTCTAAGCGTTCGCCAGTCATTCCAGGTGGTATGTTGGTTGTCCATGGGGTCAACTGGAAAACACGTTTTGGTATTCTCATCATCTAATAACCATCTTGGGTCTCAAAGAAGTAAGCACTGATAAAATCAAGTTCTGTGAGTTTTCCCTTCTTTACGAACTTGAGCATTTGGCCAACACCATACTCTGTGTGTTTTTCTGGTTTCTTGAAGAAATAATACTCTTTAAGAGCTCGTTCAAAATGCGGGAACATATTTTCTTCAAGACAGATGAGCAGATCATCACTTTTAACTAAAACCTAAATTGGGATGCCAGCATCTTTAGCAACAGCCATAATATAGGCATAATTTGCTAGCGTATTATAATAAAATGTGAAAGCATCACCAGACTTCCTGGTTCCATGTATTTTGTAGTGCACTTCATCATTCATCACAATTTTCTCCCATTCTCTTGGTTTTATAGCTTCTTTCAATGTTTTAACATCAATGTAGTCAGGTAGAACAACATCACCAGAATCGATAATACGGCACATATTTTTATAGTGCATCATCTCAATCTCATACGACTGAGTCATATCAAATCCGGATCCATCAGTTGCCACCCAAATCGGATTATGGAATTGGCTCTCCATCTTTTTACAATGATTAGCTATTCCAGTCCAATTCTTAGTGCAACACACCCACCCGAAAATCTTCTCGGTATATTTCTCCATTGCATTGATGAAAGCATTTGCAAGAATCTTTCGCTCATCACTTGGTCCACAGATCTATCTTTCTTTGACATCATTTTCTTTTGAGTCCTTGTCAAAGTGTTCCACATCACTATACTATTTTTCCATTTTTGAGAAACAAGAATATCTAGTCTTGGTGAAAAGCAAACCCTCCTGGATGTATTCCTCTTTTGCTTTTCGCATTTTCTCTTGATATGAGCCTGAGAACTTACTAAGCCAAACATCCTCATCAACAATTATGGGATCATACTTGGCAGTTTCGAGTATCTCTGTGGTTATCAAATCAAGTTCTTTCTCAATCATATTCAATCCTTTCTATGATGGGAACATTCGGTTGCTACATGCTCTAATTGCAGCTGCTGTTTTTGTCAAATTACAAGCGTGTTTAATTGTGGGTGTGCGCTTATAAGTTCCATTAATAATGGGTGATGTCTACCATGCGTGTATATCACGTTTGCTGTTACACCCAACTACATTGTAATACGACTGGCCATCACGGTGCTTTCCAGGGTTCAACCAAGAATCACCCTCAAATTTGGCAATATTCTTGTTAACAAGTCGTATATCGAGTCGGGTGACGTCAGTTACGCATGTACCATCAAGAGTGCGATATCTAGCATTTGCTTTCTTTATCTGCTCTTTGGGTTGTTGGAGTAGGAGGTACAACATCAATATGAACGTGGTTCCAACAGGCAGAACCTATCCATAATAGTAGTACAAATTATCCTATTTCTCCCCAACCTCACAGGCCTGAACTCCACCAATGAGTCCTTCAATGATTGCCTTTAAGATCCAGATTTTGAAAACAAACCAAAGGATTCGTCCAGAAGTTCGCATTCCAATTTTTGACAAAATAGCTACAATGAAACATATGTTGGATATCAACAGTGTAGCAATCCAGAAAAAGTTTTCACGTAGATACAAAACATCTATATCCACTTGGGCCTTTGAGTAATGCTCATTTAGGTCTTCTCTAGTATCCCTCAGTGATTTAGCGGCGACGCCAAGTGTTCCAATCCATCCAAGAACAAAGTACATCAAATTCAGCATCAATGCCAAAGTGACGACCCTATTCATGGTAAACACGGACAGGAATTTTCGGACCCAACTCGAGTCCACTTGGGTTATCTACCGCCCGGCCAATGCTTTCTTTGCAATGGCAATGGGGACACTTGATTGTTCAAACTCTTTCATATCGATGATATCTTTCGCTACCATATCCCATGCAATCTTTGCTGCTGCCCGGACATCACCAACTTCTATTTGGTAATTTGAATTAATGTCCTATTTCCCTTTGAGGTATTGTTTGATCAGCGGCATATACGATGCATAGTCAATTCGTCCTGCTCCTTTACTATGGAAGAAATGGATGGCTTCAGCAGAAACTTCATATGTTTCATAGCCATGTTCCAATTCAAGTGTATACAGGATCATTTTGGTGTTCAGATTCATTGGTTCAATTGTTGCTTTTGATTTCTTAAGCGAAGCCATGATCTGATGGTAGAGACTTCCAAGGATAGTTTTAAGGACATTGGTACTCGGTTGCACCACAACAGGTTCAATTTCAACAGGTGGAACAAAGAGTGGGGTTATTGGTATATCCAAAGCGATTGCAAAGTTCATCACCCTAGCCATCACATAACGATGGTTTCCATACGGCAATGTTGCTCTCACCTCAAAGACATAGAACTAATCCCTCCATTGTACCTACCACGTTTCTTCTTCTGTGTACAGAATATCGTGGACATATGAAGTTGCATTACCACGGGTTTTCATATTAACCCGATTTCCGGTAATTTTAATGTGTCCTTCACCATCAGTCAAATCATACTCGTTAAATCCGAGTTTCATTGCATGGTGGAAATCCTAGAAAGCAATATAGGCTCTACCATGGCCTCCCCTTTTGCGAATCTTTGTTAGTTGGGCAAAGATACACTCAAGGACGCCAGGATAGTACGCTGAGTCTATCGATGTGATGACTTCACAATGTGGAATTTGGGCTTCCATGTGTTCACAGAAGCCTTTGTCATCCATTCGACAGGCACAGCTCCCCCTCCAATCGGGGTGGGGATCCCATACGTAAACTGGTTTAGTAGTGGTGACATCAAGCCCTGTTCGTTCATCTCTCGTAGTAATTTTCATAGGGTTCAATTGAGCCATTATATTCCAGTTTGCGTGTCTCATAACATCATTCATGTTTATTGATGGCAAATTCATGTAGACACGTTCAGCTAGTCTCTTTTTCACGACAGTTTCAACATCATTAACAACAACTATAACTTCTTCAAAGGACTGCGTTATGCGGTTGAAGTGTGACCCAATGTCACAAACTTCCATACCGGCCTCCAATTGAAGTATCATTAAGTTGAAGTGTTCTCTCATGAAAGCACCATATGCGTGGGAGTGTGGTGATTTCTGATTGAGTTCAAGTTTCGTTCCAAGATAGCTGTATTGCTTTCTTAAGATTTCAAGTGCTTCTGGGCCAAAGAGTCTGGACTAGGATAGGCGGTATGCATGGGTGCCATTAAATCCATTGTCGGTTCTCACAGGCTTAACCTTGGGTTGTTCTTTAGCGACTTTATCATCTTTAGATTGATCTTTATCAAGTTGCAAACGACGATGGCCTTGGCCATTCTGTTGTCGGTTGTTTTTAATATTTTT